AATCGAATATCGAAACCATTAAGTGGTTCGAGTCGACTTATAAAGGTTGGCTACCGTAGATCAAACTACGTTGGCCGTACATCTCCTTGTAAGGGTTGACACAATAGCCTCGGCTTTTGGAAAGTACCTTTATTTAGGACTTTTACAAGCTTCGATTCAAAGAGAACCAAAACTCTTAGTCGTAAACAAAATGTAACTATTCCTCAAACATGTAAGACTCCCTGAGTTTATGATAATGAATCACCATATTCATTGAATAAACTTCAGAGATTTTACTTGTTTGAATCTTCCGGATTAAACAAAATTGAGATTGAGAACTTAGAAATTCTAATTTCAAAACTCAATTCTATTTGAAATGATAATCCTGGATGGCCAAGAAAACTTAGAATTAAAATACTTAAGTTTATAAATAAACAAGTAATTAAATACTATCTTCTTGGTCACATGGATGATTGACCAAGTGAACTTCCCTGGATTAAACCAGATAAGCAAACTAGGTCTCCTCGTTGATTAAAATTAGTAACGAGTACTAATAATGATCAATTCCGTAGAGTCGTATTATCTATTCTCAATAGAGTTAAGATATTAAATGATTATACAGAATTAGACTTGAAATCTATTGAAGAGCCAGTTTCTCTTTTAACGGAGAATCTGACTATACCTTTAATATGTTCAAGAATAAAGAGAATCATCCCTGTTTGATGAATATCTAGCAGCTTAGAACGACCCACTTTCTTTACTTCAATGAAGAAGGGAAGGTGGAAAGTTCCTGCTATCACATCATTTCCATTAGAGGACATCTACTGACATGATCATGGAGAAAGAGAAAATCTCTTATCACATTTGATTGACAGTGGACTTTCAAAAGGTAAGCTCGTTATTGACGAGACTACCGATTGACAATCTCTATACTCTGAGTTACTTGAAAATACTAAAGAAGCTGATCTTGTTTTATTTAACGAGAACAGAAAATCTAAGATTTCAAGATTAATAAATGAGACAAGTGCATCTATTAGATTATCTCAGATAGCAGACTACGGAGGAAAGACTAGAATAGTATCTATAGGTAGTCATACCATACAAATGGTATTAAGAAACTACCATAGATACCTCATGAATATCTTAAGGAAAATTCCTGAAGATTGTTCATGAGACCAGTCTAAATCCTCTGAAGTGCTAAAAAGATGAACTAAGGAACGTCGGTCAATCCACTCAATTGATTTGAGTAAAGCGACTGATAGGTTCCCTAGTGAAATCCAATGGACACTTCTTTCAACTTTATTTCCCTGGATTAAACCAGTTGAGAAAGAGTTTAAAGAATATGTCTTAAGACCCAGAGTGGAATATCAAACCTCCAGCGGCGAACGATTAGAAACTAGATATAGAGTAGGCTCACCTATGGGTATATATACCTCATGGGCGAGTTTTGCTTTATGTCATCATCTAATCGTAAGGTTAGCTGGATACCGAAAGCGTATAAGAACCAAGGACAGGTATCTAAT